ATCAACTGCGCGTTGGCGTTGCCCATCAAGCCCGCAATACTCTCCCTTCGGGCTAGGCTAGTATTTCCTTGCCCGTAGCCTTGAAGAATAGACGCATCCCGCGCCGCCCCGTAGGCTCGGTTAGTAGTATCCCCAAAGGTCTCCATAGCTTGATTATAGCCAGGAGTGCCCGGAACAAAGCCTTGCTCGGCAAGGCGAGCCTCTAACCCCTGCTTTTCTCGGGCGTTCTGCGGATCAAGATACCGGGTTTGTGCGCTATAAACCGCATCGCCAACATCTTGGTTGAACTGGTCAGATATACTATCAGCAGCAAGACCGCGGATGTAATCTGTAACCCCAAGCTGATCGGCGCTTTCGGTGTAAGGTGTTGCCAGCGAATCACTAACGCGCTTGGTTCCCTCTCGGAGCAACTCAGATTGCCCAAGCTGTGACGCAGTATTAGCGTCAAAGATTTTCTGCTGAGCTGGAGAAAGCGTTTCCCGAAGGGTCCAAGTGGGAGTGCCTTCAAACTTAGCCCGGTCTGGGGCAAGTCTTGAGCCCATTGGCATCTTACCAAAAGGCCCGGCATTATACGCCGCCATAGCCGCATCATACCCGGCTTGGTCGAAGTTAGAATTCTTCTCCCAAACTTTACTACCATACGGGTCGTAGCTATTAACCCGCTGCTGATCCAGTTGGTACTGGAAAGTCCTATTATTCGCATCTGTTTGCAGAGGGATAAGAACTTTTGGATCAGGAGCTTTCGGGGCCTTAGCCTTCTTTTTTCCCATAATAGCGATTCCAGAGTGGGCAGTTTTCCGGCCAAAGCGCGAATATGAGCAAATCGCCGGAAGGGTCTGCGCCCCGAAGTGTCGCTTCTAGGGTTGCGCCAAAGTGACGCACAAAGTTGATAGAAGGGATGTTAGTGCTTTTAACAGTAAAAGTCAAGCGATTAAGCTGAAGTTCAATGAAGGAGTAATGAAGAACCCCGACAAGAAGTGACCTAAGACTATACCCGGGCAGGGCAGCTATGTTACAAGTGCAATGGGCTCCGTTATACTCAGCCCAAGTAACACCTGCAACGATTTTTCCCTCGCGCTTTACCCCCAACGCGGTAAAGGTTCCTGGCGCTTCCCAACCCCCGTCGAGGGCGTTGATAAACTCGTTAATCGCCTCCGGGTCGTCAGAGAAGAGCATTAGTAATCCGAGCCTTCTAAAATCCGAAGCTCGGACCCGATGTAGCTTACTTCAACAGAATTAGTAACTACCTGCAAGTAGAAACTTTTCCAGTTAGAAAATGCGTCGGGCGGGCTATGCCAGTTGTTGCTAATAATGCTACTGCTTGTCCAAGAAGAAGAACCCCAAGTCGCCGAGCCCCACAAGGCGATGTTGTTATTCCCACCGGGCACAGTCGTCGTGTCAAGGCCAAAGGTTTGAAAATCCCGGCCGATGCCCATGATGTAAGAAAAATTACCATTAGCAACAAAGTAGGGAAGAAGTTTAACAATCCTTTTTTTCTTGGGATAACCTAGCTTGTTATAAGCACCCAAAACGGTGCAAGTAATGTTAGCGCCGTTATCAGAAGTAGCCCCAATAACAGAAACGGTGCTACCTCCGGCGAAGTAAAGTAGACCATTCATCCTTGCAAAACAAGTCGCGTTCCAGCCGTTGAACTTAGCCCAAGCCCCGGTTTCGGAGTGCATTACATACTGATACTGGTTTGGCGACGCCGGGATGTTAACTAACAGTAAAGGAATATCCGGCATAGAAGCAACCTGCCAGCCGTCATTTGAGAAATTAGCACTAGCCGCGTCGGAAAAGAGCTGCCGTATCTTTGTAGTTACGCTAGATGAGCGGTTAATCTCGGCGCTTTGAAGGGCCCTAGAAAGGGGAAAAAGCCCCACCTCGCAGTTAAAGAGAAGGTCGCCGCCATACTTAAAAAGAGGAAGTGTTCCCAACGGGCGACCGATGTAAAAAGCGCCCCGAAACGACCAGCTAGCGGGATCGCTGCCTGAAAAAACACCAATCTCGCCTTTGGAGGTTACTATTACAAAGTAATCATCAGGTCCAGCCCCGCCGTCAATAGTCCAAGAGTTTGTAGCTACGATGTAGCCCCCGCGCTTAAACACAGCGGCAAGAGGGTAGTTAGTAGGTGCTCCCGCGATTGCGTTGGGGCCTAGATATTCTAAACTCAGCGAATTACGAACAACAAAAAAAATCCTCTGGCGATAGCTATCAACGTAAGAATATGTACTAGTCGCCGTCGCACCGAAAGTAGCAACGCTCGTCCAAGTTGTGCCGTCGTATTGCTTTAACGTATCCGTACCATTGACTAGGAGGAGGTAATTATTAGCTCCCGTGCCAAATTGAAGGCCAACTGTTTTGCCGTTAGTCAAGGCAATAGCCGCAGCCCCAACGGCGCCGCCAGCAGTAGCGTTATAAACGCCGGCGTCAGTTGTAACCCAAAGGCTTTCTGCGCCACTAAAAGAAGCATAAGCCCAAAGCCTCTTAGCTGCGTTAGCTAAGCCCGTAAGCCAAGTAGTAGCTCCGGGCCGGGTTGTGATCTTATCTGGATACGGAATAAAGTTCTCAAGAGCAAGCGCATCTAGCTGCGGCATTTGCATAAGACTATTAGCCGCATTTAACCCACCAACCGGGGCGGCGGTCGTAAAATTAGTCGTCTTGGAAGCCATCAAACACCCCAATCACCAGCCGGGACCCAAATACCGGGCCGGATGTTTTGGTTTGCTTTATCCATGTACAGAATTGGAGCTGTGTCTTTAACAATGTTCTTGGCAATCAAGCTCATATACTCGGCGTAGAGATCAGCCCAATCTTCACCTTTTTTCTTCTTCCACATATAGTCTAAGCCCTTAGCTACAACTACGTCGGGGAAAACGATAAGATCAGTATCGTCTGTAAAGGTGGCTTTAGCTGTAGTTCCAGTCGAGTCAGTAACGCCATAACTAGATTGGTAAATAAGGCCAATTATATGCCCAGCCGGTGGGGCTGGGAGAATCTTGAACCGACTGCCCTCAATCCGGTATTGGTATATCGGGCCCGTTACGGGCAGAGCTTGCTGCGCCTCCCAACTAGCCGGAGTGACTGGGCCAATAAGGGGGCGCCTTAACGTCTCATCCCAAATTGAGGATTGAATTATCCCCCGATAATCCGCCCCGATCAGGGACGTTAAGGCGCCTTGGTCTTCAGCCGCGATGGTGGTAAAGGTTTTTCTAATTTGCTGCTGTGTCCAGCTGTATTGCGAAAGCTCAGTAACAAGGCGCTTCATAAGAGCCCGATACTGCACTACATCGGAAAGCGTAACCCCCATAACCGCAGTCGGGACGGGGAGAGCATTTTCCGCACAAAAGTCCTGAACCGTGGTTAAGAGGGAGTCACTCATTTGGCGGTAGCTTTCATTTTAGCAAACTCGGCGGCAAGAGTGGTTACTTGCTCGGAAAGTGTAGTTACTTGCAGTTTAAGAGCTGCGTTTTCCTCGGCCAGCTTGCCCTTATCTTCGGCGGCAGAAAGCCAAGCCCGAGCTTTGTCTCGAAGGGAGAGGCCACCGATGCCGATAGCAGGAAGGTCTGAATCTGGCAACCCGGCGAGGTCTTCAACTGTCAAAATCCCGGCGGAAAGAATCATCTTAATCTGCGCGGGGGACAGCACGGGCCAAGCTTTTAGCGCAGTCCCTGATACGGGCATTTCTTCGCCCTCAAGCCAAGCTTTGTAACTAGCAGTAAAAGCCGGAAACCCGTCATGTCGGACTTAGTTCTTACGGCTTTTTTCTTTAAGCTCGGCGAGCCACGTTTCGGCTTCTTTTTCAAGCCTGTCCCGGGAGCCCGGGCGCATGATAATAGCGTAGGCTACGTCTTTAGCGACGTAGTGGCCCGTAGCCACGGAGGCGTTACGATCTTCAATAGCGCGAAGCTCCCATTCGACGTAGGGAGGGCGGTTAAAATCAACTGTGTGCATGGTTTTCCTTAGAGGGGTTGGAAAATGAAAAAGGGGACTTACAGAGAAAGCTCCTGCCCCGAAAAGTTTAGGTGATCTGACCTTGACCGAAAGCACGGGAAAGCTGAACGATACCGAAACCCGTTGGGGTAAAGGTGGCCGTTACTGTGCCCGTAGCAGAGGCGTTAGCAGAGAGAGTAAAGCTCGTGCCCGATGGGTCGATGCTACTAACCGTGCCGGACATACCCGTGCCGGAAACCGTCAAACCACGGAACAAGCCGTTGGCGCGAGGAATCTTAATTTCAGCCGAACCATTTCGCGTGGTAACAGTACGGGTAAAAGCACTGGCGGCGGCGATAAGAGTCGTGGCGTTAAGAATCTGCTTACCAGCGGCAGCCGTTGGCGTTGCATTACCAGCCGTGCCGATATAAACTGCGCCGGTAGTAGCCGCAACGGAGAAGGTGACTGGAGCAATACCCGAAACCAAAACCCAGCCAGCTTGACGGGTGGTCGAGCCAGCCGCAAAGTTGGTAAGAGTCACAAATAGGGGCCGGCCCGTGCCAGCAGTCGAAGCCGCAGCGGTAATGTTGAAGTCTTTATCAACAGTAACCAAAGTGCCGGGGGTAACGGCGGTGCTGGTGTTAAAGACGTACATTAGTTCAGCCATACCCCAGTTAGGGACGTTTGTGCCGGTATCAACGCCGTCGATTGGAGCGGCGGCAATGATAGCCCCCGGAGTAATCGGCGAAAAAGTACCAGTAGTAAAGCCAGCCGCTGGATAGTCTTCCGAAGCGGAAAAGTCCATTGCAACGCCAATGATGGCATCAATAGGTGCGAGACGCATAGTTTTCTCCTAGAAGTGTTTTAGATTAAGCCTTGAGGATACCTTGGAGGGCGCGATTGTTGACAACCATGTTACCCATCCAAAGAACCGGGATCACCACGGCGTCTTGGGTATAAGGCTTGACCTCATCCATGACAGTCATGTTGGCGTCAGAGTGGACAACCATTTCAAGGTATTGCGTATTGAGGAAGTACATACGCGAAGCCGCCATACCGGAAACACCGTCAAAGATCACGGGGGTGTTTTTATAGGCCATTTCCATAAAACCAGCGTCGGCGCTCTCGACCGAGATATAACGCTTCAGCGAGGTCTGGCTGGTTTCAAAGAAGGTAAAATAGTCATTCGAAGCTACGATAAGATCCGGCTTGTCGCTATTACGCGTGAGCTGGATATAAAGGGGCAGCATCAGACTTTCAATGGTGTTGGCGGAAGGAGTAATGGCTGAACCACCTTGCAGCGGGGCGGCTGCGCTCTGGACAATATTCTGCCAGAAAGAATAGGTCGAAGAGTCAATACCGCCAACCGTGCCCGTGCCAGCATCAGCGACCAGCTTCTGCAAGCCGTCGATCTGGTTTGGCAGGGAGCCGTCAGAGTACATATCTGAAGAGAAGTTATTTGAGAACGTGTGAATAGCGTTCTGAATACGGCTTTTAGCAAGATTTGCAATACGCTGGGGGCCGGCGTTAACGCGCATCTCGTAACCCGATGTAACGACGTTAATTGCGATTTGGCGCCAGTTAAATTCGGCGGCGGTGAAGACATCGCTTTGTGCGACGTTGAGGACATCCATACCAGAATAACGCTGGTAAGTGCCGTTTGAAGCGTATTCCAGCGGGGTCACAATCGAGTAACCGCCGGATTCAGTACGGGTCTTGCCCTTTTTCTTCATCATGCGGAAAAGAGCATTGTGGCGAGAGACATTATCCATAATGTCTTTCGAATGATTACGGAAGGTCGTAGCGACAATTTCCGTAAATACTGCGTTTGGACTTGGCATTTTAAGCTCCTAATTAGTTAGAACCGAAGTGTTTGGTAATGATAGAATCTACACCGTCTTGCCAGCTTCGAGGAGCTTTATTCCTCGTTCTGACAGACCCGGTGGAGTCAATATTCGTTGGTTTTGGCTTAGCTGTAACTTCTCCGATGGCTTCTGCACGCTGTTTGGCGAGCAACTTTTGCCTAACTACGGGGTTAATCCAGCAAGCTTGTTCGTAGGCCGCGTCGAGACTATCGACCGAGCCCGTCTTCAGAAGTCTTAGGATGTCATCGCTAAGCTCGGAAGCGTGTTCGTTTTTAGGATCAGAGAAAAAGGCGTTAACTTTGACAGTCTCGGCATCGACCGCTCTTTGGTAAGCCGTCTGCTGATTCTGGATAAGGTGCGCTTTTATCTGCCCCAATTCACCCCGAAGTTGTTCGACTTCTGGCGGAATTGGTGTTCCTGGGTTAGAAGTATCACCGATAAACTCAGATAAGTCAAGGCCGTAACCCTGGATGATGTTGCGAACTAACCTAACGCGCTCGCTTTTCGGCGCCTGTACCACGGCAAGGTGGTTGGTCATTAGGTTAGTAAGCAATTCCGTAGGGTTTACGTCTGGGTGCTGTTCCATAACATGGCGGAAGGGTTGGATTACCTGATTCCACTGCTCATGCCCGGATTGGTATTGTTGCAAGCCCCGCATTACGTTGGCCTCGCGCTCGTAGACGTAATCATGAACGGCGGGGTCGAGCTTTTGCCAGACGGGCTCCATGTCTTTTTTCCAAGCCTTGGGCAAAGCTTTACCGGAGAAAGCTGGAGCCGGGGCAGGCTCGTCTAGGGAAATTTCATTTGGAGAAACTGGAATATCACTTTCCAAGCCACTTTCTGAGCTTTCTGAGCTATCCTCTTCGGGGGTAAGAGCCTCTTTGTTAAAGAGCTCAGCCCCGATCATCGAGGATATGTCAGACGGCGAAGTCTCGTTAGTAATTTCGTTAAAGTCAGGGGGCATTACTATTCTCCAGTTTTCCAGCGGTGTTGAGAGAGGTTACAAGTTGATCCACGGTGTCGTGAATAGGTTTTAACGCTTTTTCCTGTTGCTCGATTTTATTTCGGGCAATGTCTTTATCTAGACCCGGCTCCCAAGTTATGTAGCCACCTTTAGACATCTCTTCCCGGCGCTTGGTCCAAGAGTCTATTACCTGCCCAGAGGCCGGAGAGATGTAAGGCTCAAAGTTCCCTTGAACAAAGCTCTTGGTTATTAAGCGATAAAGCTCACCCCCGCAGGGGCAGGAAGGAAGCTCATCCCGGGCATCTATTTTGCGAAAGACCGAGCCCTCAAGGGCGCAAGTTTTGCAACAGGTGGCGTAAATTGGCATTTTAATGGCAGGTTAAAAGTAGCATTTCAAGGTCATCTTCGTCGGGGTCGAAGCCCTTAGCTTTTAACTGAAGGGGAGAGGGCTCAGCTTTCTTTACAAGAGCTGCTTTCTTTGGGAAAATGACTTCATCAAGCAGCTCGTTTATTTCTTCCCGCGCTGTTTTGGGGAAAACGCGCTTTTTTCTTTTCCTCTCCCCATCGCCGCCGTAGACGCCAAGGACTGCGGGCGGCAGGAGGGCCGCTTCTAACGCAGAAAGCGGCTGGGCTGCGATAGGGTGGAAGCCGAGCATTTATTTTTTCTTGGCTGTCTTGGCGCTTGCCTTAAAAGCGGCGGCGGTGGGCGCGCCTTTGGTTCCGGGCTGGCGCATTTTTTCTTTACTACCAGCCGCTATGCGCTCGCGCTTTGCGTGGATGTTAGCGTAAAGACCGGGTTTTGTGTTTGTAGCCATGATTAGCACTCCCATCTTTTAAGCGCCGCCTTGGCGCGTTCACCGTCTTTGGCATTAGCCGCAACGGCCCCCATACGGGCGCAAAATGATGCTTTGCGCCCTTTGTCTGCTTCAGTTTTAGGATTAGGTGCAGGCGCTTTTAAGTTGCTGCCTGTAGCTTTGTTGTATTTTTCTCTACCCTTGGCCGTCAAGCCCGCACCCTTAGATACAGGGAGCTTTTCGCCACGGCCAATAGATAGAGATGGCGGTTTTGCTTTGCTTTGCATTTTAACTCCTTTAAGACCAAATAATGGATTCGACTTCTTCGATGGTAGTAGCAGATTCTACCTGAGCTACAAGCAGGGATTCTTTTTCATAAAGCGGGATTACCTGCGCGGCAATTTCTAGAACAATTTGCTCTAGCTGAGAGAGGGTGTAGATTGAATACACCCCGTCAACCGTTTTGTAGCCGCACTCGGCTGGCTGTCCTGCGGCAGCGGCAATTTGAGTGACTTGGATTACAAGGCTAAGTTTGTTGTTGTCTGATTCGGTAGAGCCAAACACGCCCAGCGAAGTGGTCTTGTCGGCATACATCTCGACATCGCGGCAGGAGGCGATCTCTGCCTTTTTCTTGGCTTTGGCTTTGTTTAGATCGCTCAAAATGACGTCTGACGTTACGGTGCCGCCAAACAGTTTGCAGGTAGGGTCAGAAACTAACAGGGTTTCTGCCGTAGCAACTAGGCCCGTGGTGATGGGCGTGTTGATTTGCCATGAGAAGCGATCAACAGGGCGATCTGTTGCACGGTCTGCACTGATGTACGACGACACGGTGGCGAACAGGTTGTCCTGCGCGTCGATGATGACCGAGTTGATGCGGTGGTGGTCGTACACAACGCCCTGAGCATTGGTGAGTTGTTTGGTGATTGCCATTATGCAAGTATTCCTAATGTACGAAGTGCTTTTACAATTTGGGCAAGCGTGTACCCGTCATAGGTATCGTCGATGTTTGCCAGAGTCCCAACAACAGCGGCGCGGGTTGCTGACGCCGATGCGGTTGTGGGTTGCGTGGCTAGAGGAACACCAAAAAAGGCTAGTTCTTGTGACCCGAATACAGTTTCCCCAAACTCAAAAACAACTTGACTGTCTGTTAAGAATTGGAACGGAACATTACCCGTTGAGGTTGAGTTTAAGCCCGCAATAAAAGTGTTTGGGTTATCGGTGGCTGGTGGAGTTTGCGAACCAACAAA